TCACCCCTCCAGGTCCTGGCCCTCGTCCGGCTCGGGCGTGCCCAGCAGTTCGTCGGCGATCTTGGTCGTGGAGGCGCGGACAGCCTTTTCGATCGAGTCGGCGACGTCGGGGTTGGCCTTCAGGAAGTTGCGCACATTCTCGCGCCCCTGGCCGATCCGCTGGCTGTCGTAGGAGAACCAGCTGCCGGACTTCTCGACGATGCCCGCCTTGACGCCCAGGTCGATGATCTCGCCCAGCTTGGAGATGCCTTCACCGTACATGATGTCGAAGATGACCTCGCGGAACGGCGGGGCGACCTTGTTCTTGACGACCTTGACGCGGGTGGTGTTGCCCACGACCTCGTCGCGGTCCTTGATCGCGCCGGTGCGGCGGATGTCGAGGCGGACCGAGGCGTAGAACTTCAGCGCATTGCCGCCCGTCGTCGTCTCGGGCGAGCCGTACATGACCCCGATCTTGTGACGGATCTGGTTGATGAACAGGACGATGCACTGCGACTTGTTGATCGAGGCGGTCAGCTTGCGCAGGGCCTGGCTCATCAGGCGAGCCTGAAGGCCGGGCAGGCTGTCGCCCATTTCGCCCTCGATTTCGGCACGGGGCGTCAGGGCGGCGACCGAGTCGACCACCACGATGTCCACGGCACCCGAACGCACCAGGGTGTCGACGATCTCCAGCGCCTGTTCGCCTGTGTCGGGCTGCGACACCAGCAGGTCATCCAGATTGACGCCCAGCTTCTGGGCATAGCCGGGGTCCAGCGCGTGTTCGGCATCGACGAAGGCGGCGACGCCGCCGGCCTTCTGGATTTCGGCCACGGTGTGCAGGGCCAGGGTGGTCTTGCCCGAGCTTTCCGGCCCGAACACCTCGATCACCCGCCCGCGCGGCAGGCCGCCGATGCCCAGCGCCATGTCCAGGCCCAGCGAACCGGTCGAGACCGAGGGAATGGCCTCGGTCACGCCGTTCTTGCCCAGCTTCATGACCGAGCCCTTGCCGAAGGCGCGATCGATCTGTGCGATCGCCGCCTCCAGGGCGCGCTGCTTGTCGCCGTCGTCCTTGCCCACCAATTTCAGATTCGCCTGTGCAGCCACTTTACCACCCTCCTTTGCCATGATTCCCGTTCGGTATCCGTAGAGGGAGAGGCCCGCCTTCGATCCTGTGATCGTGACCCGCTCCCTTGTGAGACGGACTATGTGCACGGTTTGTTCCGGTTGCCAATATGTTCTTTTCAGGCGGCGAATTGGTGCGACCGTTTCTGTCGTATCTGATTTATGAAGCGCGACAAAAGCGGCTGGAGTCCGGGACAGGACCGTCTGGAGCACTTTCACCCGTAGTCGATCGCCACGACGCGGTCATCTAGCCAGCCGAAGCTATCAGCCTTGTGCTCTGCAGGGATCACCGTCTGCCCTGGTCGACCGGCCACGAAGTGGGGCCAGTCTAGGCGGGCAAACTCGGCAGGGGTCATGACCCTGGCCCGGCGCATCACCACCAACCAGCCGCCCGGAATGGACCCCAGCACCGGGCAAAGTCGAGGGTCGTCCAAGGTGGCGAACTCAGCCTCCTGCATGTTGCACATCAGGCCGCAGAGGAAGCCCTTCCAGCCATGGTTCAGGCGCGGCAGCTTGATCGCCCATCGACCGATCAGGATGACGTGCCGGGTCGCGCCCCCGGTAGAGATGAAACGGAAGTCGAACATGCTCATCCGCCTCCGGTGATGATCAGCTCGCGCGCATCGGTAGGCTGACCGCTGAGCCGGTAGGTGACGGCCACCGGCTCCATCTGGAAGCTGGGGCCGGCGTAGAGGTCGCGGATGGCTGGGACGTCATTGATGGTCAGGATAAAGCGGCCCTGGACGGCCCCTAAGAGGTCTCTCAGCCGCTCGTGATCGGCTGGGCTGAACAGGTCCGCGCCGTAGTCGGTTTCATTGCCCCAGTAGGGCGGGTCGCAGAAGGTCAGGGTCTCCGGCCGGTCGTAGCGGGGGATGAACCGCTCGAAGGGCATGCGCTCGATGACGACACCGGCCAGGCGATCGTGAAGGTCTTCGAGCATGGGAGCCAACTTGGTCAGGTCGAACCGGGCGCGGTTCATATCCATGCCGAAGTGCCGCTGGCCGACGCGGCCGCCGAAGGCTACGCGCTGGAGATAGAGGAAACGGGCGGCCCGCTGCAGATCGGTCAGGGTGTCCGGATCGACCTTGGTCAGGCGGTCGAACTCGTGCCTAGTGGTGATCTGAAACCGCAGCACCTCCATGAACTGAGGGTAATGCTCACGCAGAATGCGAAAGAGGTTGGCGACGTCGGCCGACCAGTCATTGATGACCTCGAACCGAGGACGGCTGGTCCGCTTCAGGAAGACGCCGCCCATGCCCACAAAGGCCTCCGAGTAGCGATCGTGGGGTGTGGCCTCGATCAGAGCGACCAGGCGACGGGACAGGTTGCGTTTGCCACCCACGTAGGGAGCGACGGTCTTAACGGGTCGCACGACGGTGCGGGTGGTGGACTCCATGGTCAATTCAGCTTCTCGATGACCCCGCCGGTGCGCCCGGTGGGGAACTGTGGCCAGCGCGCGCTGGCCGTAGTGCAGGGTGACAGCCCTGCGGGCGGCGGCGCTCGAACGCCGTCGCCCCCCCGATGTCTCGGGGGGGTATTCTTCAGTCCTTGATCCACCACCAGGTAACGACGTTGATGGGGCGGGTTTCGGTGCTGCCTCCAGTCGTCGCTGTGGTCGCCGTGGAGACCGATCCGGAGTTATCTGCGTCTTCCACGTAGCCGTTCCCCGTGTTGGCATTGGACCGGACCGGGAGGTCGTGGCTGTGGCTCGCAAAGGCGTGCGCCTGGACGTCGCCGGCGGCGCGGTCGCCTGAGGGATCGACGGCGTTGTCGGTGGCGTGGGCGCGGCTGAACAGGCCTTCGTAGTTGGGTGTCCGGAAGTGAGCGCCGGTGCTGCCCGCGATCAGCCGTCCCTGCGCGGTGTACCAGGCGACCAGATCAGGGTGGTCAGCTCTCAGATACTCGGTGTTGATGGCGCAGTAGCCGCCCGCCGGCTGACCAGGACCGTCACGCTCGATGATCGTGCCGACAGGCAGGCGGGTGGCCGCAATAATGTTGGCCGTCGAGGCGGAGATCATCCCACTGATCGCGTCCTTCAGCTGCTCGTGGTCGCCTTTTTCCAGGACAAGCCCGGCGCCCTCGATGACCTCACAGATGTTCTCCTGGACGGCGTTGGCCCAGTCGGCATCCATCATCGTGCCCTGCTGGCCGAGCTGGGGGGTGCCGTCCTGGAACAGGCCGTCGTCGTTGGCCTCGGTATCGATGCGATGCATGGGTCAGGCCTCGTCCGTGAAGTTGAAATAAAAGGTCGGTGCGGGTTCGGGCTCGTAGTCGAAGCTGACGACGGTATGCGCCGGCTTCTGGCGCTCGATGACGCACTGCAGGTCGGCCGAGGCGTAGACGGGGTTCTCGACCAGGTCCCTGGGGCCGTAAACCGAGACGCGCCAGGCGAAAGCCCAGGGGCGGCCCATGATGGCCTGTGGCAGGGTGAAGGCCATGCGGGTCGGGCGGAACTGATCGACCTCGGCCTCGTAGCCCAGCAGCGCCGCCATCCCGACATAGTAGGGGCCGGATTGTCCGCCCAGGCTGGCGACCTTCTGATGCAGGGCCAGGCGTCGGCCGGGCACGGTGGGGTCGGCCACGACGCAGCCGTCCGGAAGGCCCCAGGCCCGCTCCCAGTCGGTCAGGGTCTCGGACACCACACGCGGGTCCGTCTCGATCAGCAGCCGCTCGGCACGATCATCGACGCGAGCCAGCTCCTCGGCCAGGCCGGCGAACAGGGCGTTGAGCGTCGTTTCACCCTCGCGCGGCCACGCCGCCCCTTGAGGGGCCAGGGCGTGCAGCTGGGCCAGATAGTCCTCAGCCTTGGCCATCAGCCCGCCCAGGTGATGACGCCGCGCACGGCCAGCTCGGCGGGGCCGTGGACGATGTTGGCGACGGGGTTGATCAGGGTGTGGTCCTCCTCGCCGGCCGCCTGCGAGATGGCCTCGCGGATATGGCTGACCAGGAGCAGGGCGCCCGGCTCGGCCTCGCGGAAAAGCAGGTCGTCGATCTCGGCCTCGATGGCGGCGCGGGTCGGTGTATCGTTGGGCATCAGGCCGCCGATCGTGAGGTCCAGCGGGGTGGCGATGGGGGCAAAGACCACCAGGTCGGCAGTGACCGGTGCCATCGCCTGGAGATAGGCCAGCATGGCGGCGATGTCGGCCGGTTGCGGCAGGGGATCGGGCCGTCCATCCATGACGAAGGTGACCCCGACGGTGCCCGCCCCCATCCATTGCGGATAGACCCAGGCGCGGGTCACCTCGGGGACGTCCTTGGCCCAGCGGACATAGTCGTTGGGTGCTCCCCCGGCAGGCGCTTCCCGGATGCGCTCCAGCAGCCGCTCGCGCAGCAGCACGTCGGCCTCTTCATCGGCCCCGCCCGTCAGGCCGCCCGCCGTCACCGTCGTCGCCGAAACGACCCCGACCAGGGGCGAGACGAAGGTCAGGCGGGTCCCGACAGGGGCGGCACCGGCTACGCCCGAAGCCAGGGCTGCGACCGTGGCCACGGCGGCACCGCCCGCAATGACGACGTCCGCCTGGACGGCATACTCCACGCCGCCGGCGCGCTGCAGACGGGCACCGGCGGGGACCAGCGAGCCGTTGGCCCCTGTCACGGTTATCTGACCGCTGGCAAGGGTGGCCGGCTTGCGGGCGATATCCCAGATGCCGGCCCAGCGCTCCAGATGTTCGGCATCGGCGGTGTCAGGCAGGATCTGGCGCGCCAGATAGTCCAACGCTCCATAGAGGCCGTGCACAGCTCCGGAATGGACCTTGACCAGGGTGCCGAGCACCGACTGGCGCAAGCGGCTGTCCGCGCCGGGAAGGCGGGCGTCCAGGTCGTCCTGGCCGCGCTCGATCAGTTGGGTCAGCAGGGGGCGTTCAAACGGCATTCAGAGGCCCTTCCAGACGAAATCGAAGCGTTGACGATCGGGACCGTCAGGTCGGGTGATGACGATGCCCAGGCCCAGCACGCCGGGGGCGGTGATCTCGGCCTCTACCTCCACTGAAGACGCCACGCCGTCGCGGATCAACCAGGCCAGGGCTTCCCTGGCATATTCGCGGGCCTTGGCGACGACGTCGGGCAGTTGCTTCTCACGGGACAAGAGCCACAGGCGCGAACCGATCTGATCGTCCGGTTCGCCCAGGACATCGGGCCACCAGCCGCGCGGATCTATGCCGAGCTGGGGCAGATCGTCGTCGGAACGGGCGCGCCGATCGGTGAACAGGGAGACGATGATCGCCGTCTTCAGCCCGTTGTCCCTAGCAAGGTCGCCATCGATCAGGGCGAGGTCAGCCCCGAACTCCTCGGCGCTCCAGAATAGCTGAAGGTCCGTCATAGCGCCCTCGACTTGGTGGCGGTGGCGACCACCTTGCCGGCGACGACGGCGTCGTCATGACGGGCGATGGGTTTGCCCTGCCCCGCCACGCCCCCGACGACGACGTCGCCGATCAGCTCGATGGTCGGGGCGGTGATCCTGAAGGCCTCTCCCGCGACGGCCTCGATGGCGAAGGGGGTTTCCAGCCGAATGCCGGCGCGCTTCAGGATGACCGACTGACCCTGATCGTCGAAAATGGCGACTTCGCCCTCGGCCAGCCCTTTCAGGCGATAGCGCCGGTCCCCGACGGCGACGACCAGGGCGTGGGATCGCAGGCCGCCGGGGAAAACGACGACGGCCTCGGCCTCGGGAAAGGGCACAGAGGTAAAGCCATAATCCTGGAGGCGCTCGGCGTCTTCGATGACTTCGTCGGCCAGACCCGACAGCTGCATGGCCTGCACGCCCTTGGCGTCGTCGACCAGGGTCACGACAGCCCGCGACACCACCATCTGGATACGCTGCAAAAGGGGGCCGAGCAGCCGCTGGCGCTGGGAACGGTTCATGACGTCGGGGCCCCCGGCTCGGGTCGATAGGCGTCGGGCGGGGCGCAGGTCAGGGTGGTCGTGGAGCCGGAACTGGGCGACAGGCGATAGGTCACGTCCGCGATCAGGAGGTCGCCCTGGACGGCCAGCCACGGGGCCTCCACCGGCATGATCATGTTGGCCTGCCAGATCGCGCCAGCCGGGTCGCGCCAGCCCTGGACGTTCAGGTTGACCTTCTCGCCGGCCGCAGCCCTGACGCTGGCCTCCCACCCGGCCCGCGCCGTCAGCGAGGCCAGGGTCGCCTGTTCCTCGGAAACGATGACCAGCGGCCGGTATCTGGTGACGCTCGGATCGGTGGCCTCAGCCTTGGGTCCCGCCACGGATATGCCGTTGTCGGCATCGTCGCCTGCGGCCTGACCCTTCAGGATGTAGCGCCCGTAGCGGTCCTTCACATCGTGGTCGGCCGAGGCGGACAGGATATGCTCGCCCTGGCGGAGGGTGAAGCCGGCGCGGACGGCACCGGGCCGGATGAAGTCGATCTGTCCGGCCGGGGTCGAGACGGCCAGCAGACCGCGAAACCGCGCCAGTCGCTCGATGGCGTCCCAGGCGGTCTCGCCCTGCTGCAGGGCGAACTTCTTGAACGGGTCGCCGACGTCGGTCGAGGCGGTCACAGAGACACCGAACGGGGCCAGCAGGTCAGAGGCGATCTGGACCAGGGTGCGGCCCGCCCAGGTGCCTGGCGCGTTCAGCGCGGAACAATCGACCAGGTCACCGGCCTTGTCGCGGCCCTCGACCTTCAGGGACCGATCCGTGGCGCTGAAGGACGGCGAGCAGGAATCGATCCAGCCGCTGATCACCGTCTCGCCGCCGATCAGGACTTCGCAGGCCTCGCCGTTGCGGATCGGCAGCAGGCCGCCCGAGGCGTCGGCCCGTTCGGCAAACTCCATGGAAAAGGCCCCGGCCGGATTGCGGATGCCCTTGGACACGGTGACGTCGGTCCAGCCCTCGTAGAGCTGGCCCGAAACCTTCAGGGTGACGACGTCGGCGTCAGACATCGCTCAGCACCTCCAGCGCCTGGCCGCCGGGCACGAACCCAGGGTGACGGATGACGTTGCGCTCGACGATCTCCCGCGCCCGCGTGGCATCGCCATAGAGGCGGTGGGCCGTGACCAGAGCCGGTTCGGTCGCCGTGGGGCTGTATTCGAAGACCCGCGACAGCGACCCTCCGCGCCGCGTCACGTCACGGACCATGGCCAGCCGCAGGTTGCGCAGCGCCGAATAACCGGCATCGTCGCCGGCGTCGGCCAGCAGCGAGGCTTGATGATCGATCCGGTCGGACAGGTCGTCGCGCAGGGCGATGGCTTCGTCATAGGACCGGAACGGGGTGGCGGCGGCGGCCCGCACGGCCTCTGCCGAGGCGACCAGGGTCACCAGCCGGTCCAGCGCCTCGCCGTTCGCGCGCTCCACCATGCGAGACGGTGTCTGGCCGGGTGCAGGGGCACCACTGCTGAAGCCGATCAGATTGCGCAGCTCGCGAAAGGCGGCGGGCGGCGTGCTGGCCAGCAGGCGGGCCGAGCTGATCACACCGGCCACGACCGAGCCCAGGTCGGGCACGCGGCGGACCAGGGACAGGGCGCTGGACCGCAGGGACTGGATACGCAGGGTGGCGGACGACAGGGCCTCACGGCCGCCCTGGAGGCGAGACAAGCCGTCCTGCAGGCGGTCGGCGACACCGGCCACCCGCTGGGCCGCGCCTTCGGCCACGAAGCCTTGGACGCCGGAAACCGAAAAACGGGCAACCAGGCCCGCCTCGCCTTCGGCGGCGGCGGCGGCGGCGGCGATCTCGACGGCCGAGGCCGTGTCCGTCGTCTGGGTCGGCCGCATCAGGCCTTCGGTCGTGAAGGTTAGGCTGAAATAGGCGATGCCGCCGTCGGTGCTCATCTCCCGCACCCGCCAGTCGGCCACATAGACCGTCAGATCGCCGCGATAGGGATGAACCAGGGTGCCGGAGCCAGCCTCGTCCAGTGCCGCGATCAGGGCATCGCGACCCGTGAAATAATCGGCACCCAGGACATAGCCGTCCACCTGGAACTCGTGCGCGCGCAGTCCCAGGTCTTCGACCAGGGCACCGTCGCGCTGGGCGAACTCATGGATGGCCAGCCGCCGGCCGCCGGACTGGTCCGCGCCGTCGGTATGGAAGGCCACGCCGCGAAAGCTCGCCGGCCGTAGGGTGTCACGCCACTGGCTCAATCGACCCCGCTCCCACGATAGGAATCCTGCACCACCAAGGGCACGGCTCTATTGTTCGAGGTCGCGGATCGGACGCGCGGCGCTCCGCTGCGATCAACGCCGACGACGATGCGACCCCCCACCTGGGCGGACCCGCCGCCGGGTAGTTGGGGCCGAGGCGCTGGCGGCCGTCCACCACCCGGTCCGCCGCCGCCAGGCGCGCCGCCGTTCAGGCCATTGCCCACGACGCGAAGGGCGAAAGCCGCGCCGGTCATGATCTTGCGCAGCCAGCCGGGGATCATATTCCACAGGGCGTCGATGGCCCCGCGAAAGGCGCTCGACATGGCTGCACCGATGCCCTTGAAGAAATTTACGAACTTGGTCCACTGACCGGTCACCCAGTTGATCAGCTTGTCCCACAGCTCACCCATGATCCGGGTGATGGTTCCCCAGTTGCGGACCAGCACGAAGACGATGGCGATCAGGGCGACCACGGCCAGGATGACCAGGCCGATGGGGTTGGCATACATGGCCCCGTTCAGCCCCCAGACGGCCGCCACGGCGCTCCAGATTGCAACGCCGACCTTGACCAGCATGATCAGGGCCAGGGCGTCGAGGATCTGACCCCAGCCGCCGGTGGCCTCGATGATCGGCCCTATGACGCGGGCCAACTGTCCGAGGAATCCGATAATCGAGACCAGGCCGTCGATGATCGGGGGCGCAGCGGCGGCCAGGTCCTGGAAGACCTCGGTCATCTTGGCGATGATCGCGGGCTTGTTGGCCAGGATGAAGGTGCGCATGTATTCGATCGCGCCGGTCAGCTGGGGCATCAGGTCGCTGACCAGGGTGTTGCCCATGCCGAAGACGCCCATCTTCAGCCGATCCAGGCTGTCGTTGAACGCATCCGCATCCTTGGCGGCCTGCTCGCTCAGGATCAGGCCAGCCGCCTGGGCCTCCTCGCCCCACTTGCGGATGGCCGCGCCGCCCTCGTTGAGCATGGGGATCATGTCCACGCCCGAGCGCCCGAAGATGGCCATGGCCAGGGCGGTCTTGCGCGGACCGTCCGGCATCTTCTCGAACCGGTCGGCCACATCGATCAGGATGTCTTCGGTCGCGCGGAGCTGACCCTCTGTGTCCTTCAGGCTGATGCCCATGTCGCCGAAGGCTTTGGCGTCCTGCTTGGACCCTTGGCCGGCGGCGTCGATCGAGGCGTTGAGGAACTTCAGCCCGGTGTCCAGGCCCTCGGCCTCGACATTGGCCAGCTTGGCGGCATAGGCTAGGCGCTGATAGGCCTCGATCTGTACGCCCGTCTTCTGAGACGCCAGCAGGGCCGCGTCGCCCTGGTCCGCCGTTCGGCGCACCAGAGTCCAGATCCCGGCCCCGATCGCGGTGACGGCCGCCGTTCCCATCAGGGCCATCTTGAACATGTCGCGGCCCAGGTCGAGCATGACGCGGCCCGCCATCTTGGCAGGACGCACCAAGCCGCTCAGCCCCCTGGACACGCCGCGCAGGGGGCTGGTGGCCTTGTCGACCGCCTGAATCAGAACTCTAAGATTGAGCGTTCCCATGAATGCGCGACGCCTGCGTCAGCCAGAACAGGAACTCCGAGGCGTCCATCGCCCAGATCTCCGACGGCTGGATACCGCAGCCCATCAGGTCCCCTGTGCGGTCCCGCCAGTCTTCTGGCCATTCGGCAAAAAAGCCGACACCCGATCGGCCAGCGTGGTGAAGTCCGCGCCGCCCAGTTCGTCAATGACCTTGACCGGCTGGCGGGTCATGCGGGCGATCAGGGCGAGAATCTTCGACCCTTCGTGATTGTCGCCGAACGGGTCGATGGCGCGCAGGTCGCGGGCCTTGAAGGGATGCAGCTCCAGGACGCTGATCGTCTCGGTCCGCTCATCCGCACCCGCCGCTTTCAGAGTGACGACGACCGGCTCCTTCAGGGTGATGGTCTGAATGTCCGTCATCACAGCATCTCCTCGGCCGGCGGGCCTTCGATGGTGATCTTGCACTTGCCCTCGTTGTCGGTCGTCGTCGGGGGCATGGTGACCCAGCCGCCGGCGATGACGTAGGTCTGGCCGGTGTCGGCCTCGAAGGTGACGGTGGCATCGGCGATCCGGCCGATCTCCGCCAGGGAGGTGTCGGCCTTGACCGAGATCTCGCACTCCAGCTTGGACGGCTCGATCGCCTCCTTGAAGCCGTGGATGGAGTTGGCCCCCTTGATGGTTTCGCGGGACACGCCCCCGATATCGAGGGACGCGCCCGGATGGGTGGCCAGCAGCTTGCTGTTCACCTTAATCTGGGCTTTGCCCATGACCCTGTTAGACATCGCTTATCGGCTCCTTAGAGGCGGAACTGGACCTGCCCCGCGAAGATGCGGAACTGGTTGACCAGGTTGGGGGGGATCAGGGCGTTGAGGCGGTTCGGGTCGCCAGCGGCGCGTTCGACGATCAGGGCGGCCTTGAACGCCTCGATGTTCTCGACCAGGCCCGCGTCCATCCAGTCGCGATAAAGCGAGACCAGCTCGGCCCGGATGATCTTGGGCGTCACGATGGCCTGACCCTCGCCATACAGGGTGCCGTCGTCGGCCAGCTTGTGACGGCCATATTTCGACGCAACCCGGGCGCGGGCGGTCCAGCGCAGATAGGCCAGGGTCAGGACGGTGTTGACGTCCAGATAGGCTGTGTCTTCCAGGCCGAAGGCGTCCGTCTGATAGGTGGTGATGGGCCGCTCAATCAGGACATTGCCGCCTGCATCGATGGTGAAGGTGGAGATGCCGTCACGCAGCAGCAGATCGCGCTCCGCCCTAGTGAACCGGTCGGTGGGCTTGGGGGCCAGCACGCCCTTCAGCGCCAGGGTCTGGAACGGTCGGGCGGGGTCGATGGCGGCGTGGAAGGCGACGACGCCGGCATAGGCGGCCGCGACCGTCCAGGGCGGCGTCAGGGAGCCGCGCAAGCCACCGATCGACAGGTGCGGGCTGTTCCGGGCAGCACCCACCGCCGCCAGGTCGCCCATCGGGGCCGACTTGAAGGCATAGGCCTGGGCCTCGATCATCCGCAGCGGACCCCAGCGGTCGGCCAGCTCGGCCTCGACGACGGCCAGGGAGCCGGTGTCGGTGTAGGCCAGGACGATGGTGTTGAACCAGTCGTCGCCGATGGTGGCGAAGACGGTCGAGAGATCGGGGTTGCCCGTGCCGGCCACGCCGATCCCGAAGGCGGCGGCCAGGCCGGTCGGCAGGAACTCGCCGGACTGATAGCTGAGCCGCGCATCGATGTCGCGCCCGGCCTCGCCCTTGTGGCGCGCGGTGAAGGTCACCACGCCGGCAACGGCGGCAGCCGTGGCCGGGATGTCCGGATTGGCGTTGACGGCGGTGGCCAGGGCAGCGGCGACGATGGTCGGGGTGTCGGCCACAGCGACGGCGGCCTGAACCCTGATGCCGCCGATGTAGAGGTTGGCGGTACCGGCGGCCGTGGCCGCGCCGGTCAGCGTCAGGGTCTTGGTCGCGGCGACGCCGGCTGGGTTGTCTTCCAGAGGGAAGGCCCAGATCTCGGCGACGGGATTGTTGGCGATGGTCGCGGCGCACATGGCAGCCAACATCGAGCCGCGCCCAAAGCGCTGGATGGCGTGGGCCGGGCTGAGCACGCGGATCGACTGGGCGGCAGGGGCGATGCCCGTGGCCAGCTTCTGACCGATGATCAGGATGCGCTGCGGTTGGGCCTGCAGCCCCGACACGGCATTGGAGGAATCGAACTCCAGGTATTGGCCTGGCGTCCGCAGATCCAGCGGGATGCTGTTGAAGGAGATAGTCATCTAGCTCTTGCTTCCTTTGGCGGGGGTCTGGACCAGGGCGATATCTTCGTCGTCCAGACGACGGGTCCAGTAAGGTGACCAGGTCACGGGCGCGCCCTTCGACGGCAGGAGGTCGCCCGAGGCGGGGTTCCTTACGCGGCGGCCGGGGGCGGGCTGGACCTGAACGATGGCGGCGGTGGTCATTGCGGCAGCTCCAGGTGGTCGGTGGCGTCGGCCTGGGCGTCGGCCGGAAGCTGCACGCCAGGCGCAACCGTGTCAGCGTCCACGCCGCCGAAAGGCGGGACGTCCCAGTTGGCGTGGAAGGTTTCGAAGTCGCCCAGGGCCGTGACGGGGAAGGTGGCGACCTCGATCGGCAGGCGCGTGGTGAACTCCAGGGCGAAGACGGACAGCTTGCGCTCCAGGATGGTCTGAGTCGGGCGGATCGAGCGGCAAGGGCCCAGCTGCAGCGTGCCGATGTCCAGGCCCAGGTGCTGGCCGTGGATCAGGGCGGCGGCGTCCTGCAGCAGCTGGTAGGAGCCAACCTCGGCCGACGTCGCGCCGTGGCGCTGGGACGTCTCGTTGCGCAGGTTCTGGGCGGCGACCACGACCATGAAGACGGCGACGGCTTCCAGGGTGGCCCCGGTGTCGATCGGCTGTTTCCAGCCGCCGAAGACGACCCAGGCGGCGGGGAAAGCCCGGTCGCCCTTGATCTTCTCCTTCAGATACAGGTCGAAGTCCTCGGGGTAGGAATCGAGCGTGCGGTAGCGATAGCCCAGCACATTGGCCGCGCCCGCCGCCTTCAGCCGCGCCTGGATGGCGTTCTCGATCTCGGCGATGCCGGTCACTGCAGCGCCTCCAGCAGATAGTCCTGGATCAGCGCGCCGATCTCGACCTGGTCGTCGTCGTCCAGGCCGAGGAAGGGCCGGGCCGGGATGACCACCTCCTGTGGCGAACGGAAGCCCAGGCCGGGGATGAAGAATGTCAGCCGCCCATCGCCCTTGGCGCGGATGGAGGCTCCTTCCTGGTGGGTGCTGGCGTAGATCAGATTGGTGCCCCACTCGGCACTGTCGGCATCGGCCCGCCAGGTGATGCTGCCGCGCAGCCGGCCACTGTCCACCAGCGTCTGACCGCCCTTGGCGCGAACCCGAGCGCTGGGCGCCCAGGTCTTGCCGTCCGGACCCTTCTGGGTCTCGAACCGATTGACGGTCGATTCCTCGCCGTAAGCCCCGATGCGCTCCATCAGCGGGCGCAGGTCTTCGGTCTTGCGGATCAGCTGGTCCAGCGACCGTTGGCTGGCCAGCATCCCGTCCAGGGTGACACCTTCCCTGGCCATCACATGCCCCGCATCGAGGAGCGGGAGAAGGCGCGGGGTTCGCTCTCGATGACCATGATGCCGTCGCGGCCCGCCGGTTCGGCAGTGGCGGTGGCGATCGGCAGCTTGACCAGGCCCTTGGAGATGTTGGTCAGGGTCTTGACCGCGTCCTCGTAGCGCTTGCGCACCTGGTCGGTGGCCGCATCCTTGTAGAGCCGGTAGCGGGCGATATCGCAGGCAAGGTCCGTCAGCAGGGCCGGTGTTTCGACCAGCGGCATCTGGTACTGGGCCGCGACATAGCCGTCGATCTCGTTGGACGCCCCGACCAGGGCGGCCGCCACGACCACCGCATCGATCAGACCCGCAGGCGGCTCGGCGCGATCGGTGAGCTGGATCAGCTCTTCGTCGCCGCACAGCGTCTGAAGGTTGGCGAGGGTGGCGTACACGTCGGTCCTTGGGGTTCACGAGCAGGTTGGAGCCGGGGGCTCGGGTCTGCCCCGCGCGAGGGGAAGACCGGAGGCTCCGGAAGGGGACGGGCGGCGGGAGGGGAACCCCGCCGCCCGGTTACTCAGTCGGCCTTGGTGGACGCGACCGCCTTGCCCTTGACGGGCCTGGGCTTGGGCTTGGGTGCCGGTGCGGGCGCTGGTGTCGATCTGGCCTGGATCATCTCGGCCGAAATTTCGGCCCAGTCCTGGTCGTCCAGCAGCTGGAGCTGGGCGGCGGCCAGTTCGCGGGCCTCCGGGACTAGGGGTGTCCAGTCGGCCTCGGGCGTCTCGCGCACCTCGATGACGATCCTCGCATCGGCGGCCAGGACGGCGACATCGCGCGGAACGAGATCGGCCGGTGCTCGCTCGACCCAGGCGTCGATCGTGGTGAAGGCCAGCCCGCCCCGACGATACGGGGCGGACTTCGGCTTGAAGCGGATAGCCGCCTCGGTCATCAGGCCAGCCACGGAACGACCAGCAGTTCAGCCGTTCCCTTCCACTCGTTGGTTTCGCCGCCGGCAGCGTTCTCGCTGTTCAGCAGCTTGCGACCGGCCGATTCGTTGGACGGGCCGACGATGAGCAGGCGCGGCATGATGCCCAGGGGGCGACCGTGATCGCCCTTCATGTTCATCAGGGCGGCGCGAGCGGTGGCATAGTGGGCGGCGTCCAGCACCTGCTTCGATCCCCAGGCGAACTGCCAGAAGCCGAAACCGACGTTGTGACGGCCATCGACGCCGTATTTGTATTCGTCGCGGTCGAAGACGTTGTCGTCGGTCGGCTTGTCTTTGGCCTTGATCGAGGACATGGCCTTGCGGATCTGAAGCAGGATGGGCTTCAGGGCGCGCTTGTCGTCGATCAGGAACCAGGGCTGGCCGGCACCGCCGTCGGTGTTGGCCACCGAGTTGACCGTGACGCCATCGTCGTCCAGGACCGGGTGGTCGGTGTCGAAGAAGTTCTGGCCGTCGTAGCAAAGGCGAGTCCAGCCCTCCTTGAACAGGCCCCAGCACAGCTGGTCGTAGTGGGCACTGGTCGAGCGGCCCATCTCGGTGAACATCGGGCCGTAGATGCCGATGTTGTCGTCGTCGATGGAGTCGGCGCTGACCGCGATTGTGACCTCGAACTTCCTGTTCTTGATCGTGTAGTCCGAGGCCTCCAGGCCATGGACGACGCGGTCGCCGAGCCATTCGCGGACGTTGGGGATCTGGCCGAGCCAGCCGTACTCGTTCTCGCCGGTCGTCGAAGGGACGGTGGTGGCGACGCGCGAATATTGGGGCTCGGCCTGGGTCAGGCCGCCCTGGAAGGCGGCGTTGAAGCCGATCCCGAGCGTGGTGAGGTTAGCGGCGTTGCGAAGCATCGTGTGAGGGTTCCCGGTTCTGGATCAGTAGCCGACGCGGACCCAGACGCCGGTGGCGTCCACGTCCTCGATGCGACCGGCGGCGGACCTGGTGTTGGTCCCGTTTGTCTTGGCGACCGTCTCGTCATCGACGATGAAGGCCGTGCCGCCGATGTCGGCGGCGACGATGGCGTCGGCGGCAGCCGAGTTCTTGAAGAACCAGGTGCCCCGGCGGACTGTCACCGACTTGGCACCGTCCGCGCCGGCGGCGTTGTCCACCCGCTCCTGGGCCACGCCGATGGCCTTGAGGGTGGTCGAGGCCTTGCCGGGCGTGCCGAGGCCGGCATCGGCCGTGTCCCGGCAGATCAGGGCACCCGAATAGGCGATGACGCCGCCGGTCAGGGGCACCGAGAAGGTGTCGCCCTCGTTCTTGATCGGGGCGTTGCGGTCAGAGGCGAGGGCCATCAGGCGAGATCCTTCTGCGAGGCCAGGTAGGCTTCAGGCGTGATGCCCATGGACGCGCAGATCGCCTTGGCGGTGTCGTCCAGCTCGCCGTCCTTCAGCTCGACCTTCTCGGTCAGCACCTCGCCCTTGCGGACCAGGACAGGCGCGGCGGCGACGATGGCGTCGAACTTGGCGCGGTCCGAGGCATGAAGGGCGATGAAGGTGTCGCGCGCGGCCGGGGTGATCTTGCCGGCGGCGATGGCCACGTCCACGGCGGCTTCGCCGTCCTTCAGGCCTTGGTTGGCCTTCAGGGTGTTGACCTGCGATTGCAGCTCGACGATGACCGCGCCCTGGTCGCCGGCGCTGCGGCTGGCATTGATGGCCGTGACCACGTCGGCGGCAGCGGCGTCAGCACTCAGGCCGGCCGCCTGGGCGGCGAGAGCGAGGCCCTGACCAGCGACGGCGAGCGCTGCGGTCTGGGTTGCGAGAGCGGCGTGGATTTGCTCCTCCGTCGCGTCTTCGCCGAGGCCGAGGGCCTTGGCGATAAGGGTCTTGTCCAAATCGTCGTCTCCGTTGGGATGATCGGCCTCGGACGCCAGTGCGCCGAGTTCCAGGTTGGGCTTGTTGGTCAAGCCGGCTCGCAGGATCGCGAGGACGCGACCTGTCGATTTCGAGTGGGGGAAGACCGGGCTGAGGTAGCGATACTCGCGGTCCTTCAGCGAAGCGGCGGCCTTGGCGACCCAGTCGATGCGACCCCAGATGCCGTCGGCGCGGGCCTGCATCTCGACGATCCAGCCGGCGGCCGGGGCGGTGCCGCCGACGCCTTTGATGGCGGCCAGATCGGTCTGGTGGTCATAGTCGACGACGGGGTCTAGCGAACTGCCGGCGGGCTTGGAGGCCGCGACGATCTCCTGGGCGTGCGCCAGGTTCTCGACCAGATAGCCGCCTCGTCCGTCGCGGCCGCCGAATCGACCCATGGGCAGCAGCTTGACCCAGTCGATAGGCTCCCCGTCCGCCGAGGCGGCCAGGGTGACGCACTCGCAAGCGACGCCGTAGGCAAGGATGGAGGCGGAAGGTTTCAAGGCGGTCCCCGATTGAGGGGGGACCATGCCGGAACATCGAAAGGCGCTTCAGTATGCAAGGCTGCATACCGAGAGGGTGCCGAATCAGAGGCCGCTCAGACCCCTCTTAGGGGGCCGTTCGCCGATAGACCACGGTGCCGCCGCGCAGGGCGGTCAGCACCAGGTGATCCGGCTCGGCCGACGACCGGCAGCGCCAGCCGTCCGTGCCGAACTCAGCCATGACCTCGACAAGGCCATCGGGGGCTTGGAACTCGGCGAAGTAGCGGCGGACCAGCTGGCGGCGGCCGTCCTCGGCCTCGCGCCAGACCTCCCGAATTTCGAGAGGGTCAGCAAGGGCGCGGGCGATCAGCGGCAGACTGCGCAAGCGGGCCGCTGGCCAGGCCGGGGCCTTGCCATCAGGGCGGCGGAACAGAGCGGGGCCGACGACCAGGCCAAAGCCGGTCGGGTCCGTGAGCACCCGTCCGTCCTGGGCATCCAGTTGCGCCAGGAATGCAGCGACGGCTTCGTCCTGCCCGATATCGATGTCCAGCAGTTCGCCCTGGGAGACGTCGTCAGAGGCCTGCAGCAAAGGGTCCGAGGCGTCGCTGCCCGGCTGACCGGGCGCGTCAGGAAGCGGCCGAGCGGTCGCGCCGTCCAGATAGGCCTTGCCGACGTTGAAGTTGAAGCCGGGATCGATGCCGGTTTCGACCGTCGTCACCTCGCCCGTGCGGCGGTTGGTGAAGGTCTTGGGCGGGAAGCGCGGCGGGTTGGTGGTCAGTGCGAAGCCACGACGTTCCAGGGTTCGTTCGTTCATCTGGGTCACGGTGCACCGGCAGCGCCAGCCGCAGGGGGGATAGTGGGTATTCCACCATGGATCATCGACCGGCAGGACCACGCCGTGCCAGGCGCGGTGTTCCTCGCGCGTCCGGTCGTCCATGACGGCGACGTAGCGCAGATAGGGCATGGCCGTCTTGACCCGCTCTATGCGCTCCCAGCGCCCGGCCTGATAGGCGCAGCGCATGTTGACGTCGAAGATGGTCCGCAGCCGGCGCAGCGACCCCAGCTGGACCTCGCGCGTTTCGCCAGTCAGCGGGTCGGTCATCTCCTGACGGCCCCACCATCCCCGCGCCTGGAGCGTCGGGGTCAGCTCCTCGCGGAACTGGGTCAGGGTGGTGCCCTCGGCGAGCGCTGCGTCCAGGGCGGCACGGATATCCTCCAGGACTTCACGCTGCATGGCCTTCGCCACGGTGAAAGCCTTGGCGTTCTCCTCCTGCCAGATGTCCTCCCAGGCGAAGGCTTCCGCCAGGCCCTTGGACCGGAAGAAGGCAACGGCCTCGGCCGGGGGGAGGGGTTCCAGCTTGACGGCCACGACGTCAGTCCGGCTGGACCAGGGCGACTTCCCGGATCTGGATTTTGCCGCGCGAGCGTCGGGCATCGACCAGGTCAGCCATGGTGGCGATGTCATAGACCGGGTGGAAACCGACCATGAAAAAGTTGTAGGCTAGGCCAGCCGGGTTCTGCAGCATGTTCTCGGCCGTCTCCACCACATAGTTCAGTGTGTTGAAGGGGTCGCCGTCCAGGCCATTGCGCGCGGTGATCCCGCCCAACATCTTCCAGAAGGACGATAGCGGCGACAGGCGGATGCGGACCAGCCGCCATCCGGTGTCCTTCACGCCATCCACGACGTTGGGCTCGCCGAATCCGCCCTGGCCCAACTGGAGCTGATCGCTGATCGGGTCGGCGATCTGGATGGCGTTCACATAGGGATAGCGCGGCGACAGCTCGCCATTGATCACCTCGCTCGACATCGCCCCGTGATACGGGCTGCGCATCTGATAGTGCTGGAAGAGCTTGGACGTGCGCTTCATTCTCCAGTCGCGCGCCCTGGCGACATACTGCAGCTCCAGACCCCGCAAATCGGTCATATAGGGAAAGCCGTCGCGGGTCTGGTCCACGACGTCGTCCATCGAACCGGTGCCGGCCGCATTGGTACCGAAGCCCTGGAACAGCAGCTCCAGCCAGCCTACGCCGGCGTTGACCGGGTCGTTCACGTCGCCCTTGTGGTTCGGGTCACGCCAGGCGAGCGAGCGGACATCGCCGGTGCGCGCGCCCCAGGTCGTACCGTCCGGAATGAAGAAGCCGTGAAACTCCGGGTCTTCATCGAAACAGCTCGCGCCTGGGCCGGCGGTCGGTGGTGAGGCCAGCATCTCGGCCTTGGTCCGGAAGTTCAGCGCCCCGGCCATGGGGTTGGCCAGGCAGACCTCGGCGAAGTCATGGGTGCCGTCGTTGGCCAGCCTCAGATTGCCGAGGTCGCCTGCGAAGGCGTCGGGCGTGTGATAAAATCGGCGGAGCTTGGCCCGGCGCTCGGCGGCGGAACCCGCGTTGAAGTTCACTCTCCAGATGTCGGTCGGCATGGGTCAGTGTCCATAAACAGAAAGGGCGCGGCTCGCGGCGGCCGTGCGGGTGGCGAAGGCGGTGAAGGAACCGCTGACGGCCACCTCTCCACCGACTGGGGTCAGGCTTGGCCGGTTGATGTGCTTGATGACCCAGGTGCCGTTAGGGTGGCGGGTGAAGATCACCGTCTCACCGCCGTCGATGGCCGTCTTGGGCACCTGGTCATCCGCCGCGCCGGATGGCCCGCGGATCTGGAGAGCATCCGTGTCGTTGATGCCGAAGACGCGACCGACCAGGCCATTCTCGCCTCGCGGCGGCACGTTGGAGACCCGGAAGTCGATGCCGAGCCCCGTGTTATTGGCCAGGGTCTGGACGGGATGCATGACCCAGTGGTCATTTCCGGTGGCGTCGGTAAGGACGACATCGACCACATAGGACGGTGGACCCGACGACGGACTGTGAAGGACAAACCTGGCGTCGGTTCGATAGGTGAACTGAGCAGTCACGCCCGGTTGCAGAACGCCGCCGAGAATCTGGACGCCGTCCCGTCTCACCATCTGGCGGCCTTCGCCGGCCAGGAACGGAGGGCCGCTTACGACGACGCCCTGTCCTGCCGGGTTGGCCGAACCTATCAGCAGCGAATAGATGGCCCGGAAAGGGTCGGCTGGCCAGGCAAACCCTGGCATCACATCGACGACCAGGAGATTGCCGGACTCGTTCGTCTGGCGAAGCGGCACGATCGGCAAGTCTTTCAAGGCCGGCGGCGTCGAGAGGGAAAAGCGCCCATTCGGCAGATACTTGATCTCGAAATAGGCACCAGGCTGCAAGGCTCCCGGCGTGAGTTCGGCCTGGCCGTCATCACGAAGCCCTGGCGGCTCCGGAGATTCCGGGGCTTGGACGTCAGCGCCACGATGGTGAAGCCCGAGGCGAAGCGGATGCGGAAGGCCTGGATGGACTTGTCGCCGGTGGGGTCGGTGTCGACGAAGACGAACTCCTCCGCCTCGGCGGCGGCGACGCCATAGTGTTTCGCCCAGAATGCGCAGTCGTCGATGAAGCCGCGCGTCATCTCCTTCTCGAAGCCGATGTAGAAGGAATCGTCGCCACCCGCCTTGGATGCGGCGGCGGAAATCAGCACGGCCTGGGCGGCGGCGGCCCAGCTGATACCAACCCGGCGGCTCTTTTCGTAGACGACGACCTGGGCGGTACTGGCCAGCAGCCGCTGCTGATAGGGCAGAAGCACCGCGTCGTCGGGGTCAGTGCGCAGCAGGTCGGCGGCCGGCGCATAACGCGGGCTTGAACGCGGGTTGTCGTGGCGCTCGACCAGGTCCTCGGCGGTCACGGTCCTCATCAGCGGGTGCCCTCGTTGGGGCGCATGCCGACACGGGCCAAGGCCCATTCCAGACCCGACCACAAGCCGGCGGCGTCCAGCCACGGGTTCAGCCAGTCGGTGAGGATGCAGTAGCGGCGGTCCGACGGCGCGCGATGGTGACCCGCATGATGACGGGGCGACTGGAAGGCTCCGACCTCCTGGAGCAGCCGGGCGACCGGCCCGGCTGAAGCAGGCAGGTGGGCCATGCGGTGTACTTCATTGATCACCAGGCCACCGATCGAGGCCGAGGCCCAAACCAGAGTCGGGCCGGTCACCATCAGCCAGACGCCGGACATGACGATGACGACCAGCCAGACGATCAGGTTGCGCGAAATCACGCCGGTTCGGGTGAAGGCCAGGACATCGATGTGATGCAGCCGGTTCGGCGCGACGATGGCCGGACCTATGACGGGCCAGGCGACTTCGGCCGCTCGATCTTCCCACCAGTGGAAGAGGCCGCTCAGGAGGTCAGCCATCAGCCAGCCCAGGAGCAGTTCGCCAAGGATCAGCGCGATGTTCATCCACGCACCCCGAGGATTTCCCGCTTGATGGCGTCGATCGTGTCCTTCGTCATGCCGGTGGCACCCGCCTTGGCCACCCGATCGACGGCGGCAGCGGCTTCCTTCGCGGCCTCCATCTTCAGCTTCAGGGTCCGCTCGACATTGGTCTTCTCGGCAGAGGCCAGCTTGGACAGGGCGTCGGCCAGGAACCGGGCATCCTCGGGGCTGAAGGTGACGGGCTGGGCCTCGCCGTCCTCGTCCTCGGCCGTGGCCATTATGGTCTGCATGACGACGCCATGCATCAGCTCCAGGTTCAGTCTGGCCAACTGGTTGTCGGGCTGGTCGCCGAACTGGGAGACCAGTGCCGTGGCCATCTCGCGCGAATGCTTCATCCGCTCCCGCGCCGTCGTCATCCGCTTGACGTGCCGTCCTAGGGCCGAGCGCGACACGTCCAGGTCCATGCCCTTCAAGTGAGCTAGTATCTCGTCGATGGTCCGGCCCTGGATGCGCAGGCGGCCGACCTCCGCCCGGATTTCCTCGGGCAGTTTATCGATGCTGGATGGGACCTCGCGGCGGGACGAACGGGGGGCCATGAATCAGCGCCCGCCGATCGGGGGCTTTTCGACGCCGTCAACGGTGATGCGGCCCTCGGCGATGGCCACGCCGCGCCGGGTGATGTGCGCCACCATCAGGGTGTCGCGGTAGTAGTCCACCGTGACGGCATCGGCGTCGGCCAGGAACTTGATCAGGTCGCGAACATGCTCGCGGGTCATCTCCGCGAAATGGCCCTGGGCCAGAAGGCTCTGCTCGATCGCGGTCTCGCTGCCGTGGCCGCCATCGGCGACCAGGTTCTGCAGGACACAGAGGCGTCGGTTGGGCAGCAGGGTCGTGGTGCGATAGCTCATTTGTCGCCCGCCAGGATGTGGTTTTCCAGGCGCAGCACGGCCCGCTCAGTCCGATCCGCGATGGCGCAGGTCGTCTTGATCTCCCCTTCTAGCCGGGTGAAATCGGCCTTGCTCGGCAGGGCGGCAATGTCGTCTTCCAGCGTCTTGATCCGCTGGTCTCGCAGCCCGCCCTCGCGCTCCAGGCTACCGACACGACCGACCAGTGCGGAATGTGCCTCGCCATTGCGCCAGCGGGCAGCGCGCACTGCCGTCCATGCCGAGATGCCACAAGAGATCACGGCGATCAGCAGGGCGAAGTAGGGAAGCAACTCTCTCACGCGGCGGCTCCGGGTACGCGATACGGGGTGCGGAACCGGCCTTCAGCGTCGGACTGACAGGCGGTGCAGCGGATGGCTGAAGGGGCGACGGCGAGGCGCGCCGGCTCGATCTCGTGAGAACAGTCAATGCAGACGCGCAGGGCCGGGCGCTCGCCGGGCAAGGCGGCGGCATTGCGCGCCCGACACTCGGCCAGGATGCGGTCGGCCTCGCGGTTTGCGAGGTCCTGGGCGTGATCGACGTCGTCCATCAGCCGGCGGCCCCGGCCTTCAGGCGAGCGCACTCGGCCTGGGCGTCGGTGATCTGGGCCAGCAGTCCCTCGCCCCAGCCGATCAGACCGGCCAGATACTCCCCGCCAGGCAGGTTGTATTGGATCACGGCATCAGCCGCCGGCGTCGGCCGGTCGGAAGGTTTGGCGTCCAGGTCAGCGGGGCATTCGACCACACGCTCGTGCCGCGTCTGGATGACGGGTGCGGCGGCGATCGGCGCGGCGTCAGTCCCGTCCGAGGTTGCGCAGGCAGTCAGCATCGCAACGGCCGAGGCCGCCAGCAGTGACCGGAGCCTGGGCGAGAGCGTCTTCAGCACGGTGGGTCCTTTGGGTTTGGGTTCGGCCTCGCGCCTCGGCACGGGTGATGGCGGCGGCCTGGTCGCGGCGGACCTGGGCCAAGGAGATGGAAAGGGTGGCGACCTCAGCGGTTTTGGCATCGCGATCGGCGACGACGGTCATGACCTCGGTCGAGCAGGCGGCGCGGACCGAATAGGTGTCGCCCGCCGTCAGGGCGGCATCGCACGCCTGGGCCTGGACGGCGCGGCGGTGGACGGCGGCGACCGCTTCCGAACAGCGAGCTGCCGAGGCAGCCAGTTCGGATTGGGTCACCGCCGCCGAGCAGGCTTCATGGCCCGCGATGACGTCTCGGAGTTTTCGTTCCTCGACGGTCTTGAAGACGATGCCCGTGCCCAGCAGGCCGATCATCGCAACGGATGCCAGCAGCAGACGGATCATGAGGTCACCCCCTGGATTTTCTCGACAGTGCGCGATGCGCCGGCAGCGATCAGGCCCAGGGCGAAGACCGACAGGTCCGCCCAGCTGAGCGGCTGGACCGTCACGCCCCACAGCTGGGCGACGGGCAGGACCACGCCATTGACCAGCAGCACCAGGACGCAGACCCAACTGGCCGTCGGACGCCAGGCCCGGACGGCGAAGTCCCAGATCGAGGTGATTGGTCGGCGGGGCGGGAGCGGATCGTTCTGACTAGTCATTGCGGCCCGCCCACCAGGCCGCGACGTCAAAGGTCGGGCAGGCTTTGACCCATTCGCCAGGCGCGACCTTGCCGTCGCCGTTGCGGTCGGGAGACAGATCGCGATGGCCGCAGACCCGCGCCTTCGGATACCTGCCCGACAGATTTGTCAGCAGCTGGTGCAGAGACTCATACTGCTGGGCAGTGAAGTTGGTCTCGGCCGTGTTGTCAGGCTTGACGCCACCGACCAGGCAGATGCCCAGCGAGCCGTCGTTGTGGCCAACGACATGGGCACCCATGACCGTATCGGCCCGACCCTTCTCCACCGTGCCGTCACGGCGAATGACGTAGTGGTAGCCAACATCCTTCCACGGTGGCCGCTTGGCCTTGTGCCAAGCGCGGATCTCGGCGACCCCGATATCGCGGGATGCAGGCGTCGCCGAGCAGTGGACGACCAGCAGTTTGATCGGTTTCATCGAAAAGCCCCCGATCCGGCGCCCGAAACCACTTCAGGGACGGTCGATCTAAGAGGACAAAACTACGGGGAGAGGGCCGAGGGCTTCAGTATGCAAGGCTGCATATCTAGCGCCGGTCAGAAGAGGGGGAGCTGCTCGTCCTGGTCGCCGCGCGTTTCGCGATCGGCGTTGGCATAGACATAGAAGACAGTCCGCCGCGAGCACCCCACCATGCGCGCGATATCGGCGGTGGACAAGCCACCCGCCTCACGAAGCTGCAGTATACGGGCCCGCTTGCCCAGGCCGATGGGCACCGGGATGGTGTGGCCACCGAACTCGGCGACCAGGCGCATCGCGTCCTTGTGGCCCAGGCACTCGGCCAGAGGGTGATGCTTGCCCACGAACTTGGGCACATAGATCGAGCCGCCACCGAAGATGGCCGACAGGGTCGCGGCCTGTTCGTCGCCCAGCATTTTCATGATGCCGGCCCAAGCCGGAAGGTCATGTATGCTCACCGGATCACAGCCTCGCGACCAGATCGGTGAGCACGCGCTCGGCGGTAAGAGACCGCTGAACGGCCGTTTGGAGCGCCCTTAGCCGGACGATCTTCTCCCCATGCGGGGCATATCGCCAGCGCCGCTGCGCTGCGACCTGCTCGGCATGCGCAGACGCCACGGCCGCCCTGGCGTCCGCGATCTCTGGCCATGTGAGAAGGTCCAGCGACATCGATCACCCGGCAGTGCCGTCGCGGATGGCTCGCCCGGCGGCGGCTATGGCCGCGTCCAGGGCTTCCTCGGTGGTCAGTCGATCCTTCGGCAGGACAGCAGCGCCATCACGGGCGAGCAGCTTCAGCGTCTGGGCCTCGAACAGTCGATGCTTCAGGACCAGGACTTCGCGGCCGGCATGTCGTTTATCCAGCTGCTGTGACCAGCCAGCTCGTTCGGCCACCGCTTTCAGCGCCTCGATCACTTTGTACATCAGTCCCTGGTCGGCCCACTGGAGGCGCTCGATGGTGGACAGCTGGCGGCGGGCAAACGCTTCCAGCGCCGCCTCCGACGAATCGCGCACCTCGCCCAGGTTCCAGAGCGAGATCCACAACGCCCGCGCCTTGCGGGCCGAGGGGTGATCCGCCGCCGGTCTGGCTTTCCGGCTTTCTGGCCTTCTGGCGTTGGCGCCCGCGATGACCTTGGGCGTCCAGCCCTTGGCCTTGAACTCGTCCAGCACCCGGCCCAGTTCGGCGTCGCTGCAGGCGGTCGATGACTTATGCCCGGTCAGACGCTCTAGGATGGTGCGATAGGTGTCGTCGTCCAGGCCGAGGTCGCGGCGGGCGATCTGAACCTTCATGACGGCGGCGCGGCGGGTCATGTCTGTGAGCCCCGATGGGCGGCGACAACCGCAGCGATCTCGGCCAGCTGCGCCGTCGTCAGGGAGGCGATGCGCTCGCCTTCGTCGCGTTGGCTGACAGGGTCCGAGGCGATGGACCAGCAGTAGCCGCCACCGGTCTGCAAGACGCCCTTCAGGTTCGAGCGGCGACCGTAGACATCCGTCCCGAGATAGTACTCGACCTTGATAGGGCGGCTCATTGCGCAGCACCCGCCCCACACTTCACGCTGATCGACATCTGTTCGTCTAGGACCGTGAATCGATCTTCGCCTCGCACCCAGGCGACCCTGGTCGTCAGGCGCACGGGCTGTCCATGCTGATCCTGGAACACGGCCACGAAGGTGAAACCGCGAAGGGTCTGGCGGCAGCTGACGGTCGCAGGCGGAGTCCAATCGCCGCAGCCACCCATGCGGAAGAACTTGCTGAACACTTCGGACCAGGCCACGACGTTGGGCTTCTGGACGCGACGGCGCTTGGTGGATTTGCGGGCCATCAGGACGCCGCCTTGCGGCCGACCGCGTTGGCGGCGCGCGGGTCGCGATAGGAGGCCGGCAGCACCGGGGCGTCCAGCACGACAGGCGTGTCTTTCTGCCCGACCGCGCGGCAGTGATCAGCGCAGAACAGACGGCCCGGCACCACGTCGTCGTGGCAGGCCGGATCGTTCTGCGCCCCGGCGGGCGCACCAAGGGGCCAGTGGCACAGGCCACGCCCCGCCTTCAGCCGGGCCTTGTCGGCTTCAACCCCGACGACCGGGAAACCCTTCTCCCGTCGCTTCTCCAGCGCCGCCTTGATGGCGGCGGTATGGTCAACCGCAGGCTTGGCCACGACGGGGGCGATAGCTGCGGCTGGCCTCCGAACGATGGGAGCAAGCGGCGGAACGGGGTCGGGGGTATCGTGGTCTTCCGGCACGTCCATGGCCGACCAGGCTGCGCTCTGCGCGCTCAGCGACTTATGCGTCGCGTCCTTTTCGTGCCGGTCTAGCGAGGTGTTGGCGACGCCGAAGACGCGGATGATGACATCGCGCCCCACGCCTGTGACCTTCTGAACGGCGATGGCCGCAGGAACCAGCGCGGCTCGGCCATTGGTCTTGGCGGACAGCACCTTCAGCGGGTCCGATCCATAAACGCCACATGACGCCACGATGGCTTGGGCGCAGAGATCTGCAGTCAGACGGACGGCCATCAGCTTCTCCTCTCGACGCGCCAGGTCACGTCGCCGAGGCGACGACGGATCAGCTGGCCGTATTCGTTGACGACCCGGTCGCGGGTCAGCTCCAAGGGCGCGGTGATGACGATCGCGCCGGGTTCACCGGTGACCGTCAGGCGCTCGATCCACGACGCCCAGGCCTGGGTGGTCATGTGATCCTTCAGCCAGGCGAGCGGGTGTTCGGGCACAGGCTGAGCGGGCTCAGCCGGTGCCGGAGCATCCGCAATTGCAAAGTCCTCGAAGTCCCGGCCATGCAGCCAGGTACGGGCGTGAGGGACGAAGATGGGCCGGATGCGCTCGGCATTGACCGCCTCGGCGAACCGACCGGCCGCCGCGACCAGGGCCTCGGGATCTTCGCCCTCCTTCACCAAGCGAGCGAAGACGGCCAGGGCACGGGCACGCGGATTGACCGGCCTGGGCGGATAGGCTGCCCAGAACCGGTCAAAGGCCGCGATCACGCGGACGGGGTAGGAGACGGGCATCAGGCCGCGCCTCGCATGGCAGTGGCCGCATCAGCGTCGGCCTGGGCCTGCTCGGCCTGCGCCTTCTCCATGGCCAGCAGCGCGTCGCACAGAACCAGCCGCTCGTTGGGCGTCAGGTTCACCCGGTCGCCCCGGTCGCGGAACCGCAGCACGCAGTCGTCCACCAGCTCGGCCTCGAAGGTCGAGAGGATCGAACGCTGCCGGCCGATCAGGCTGGCCATCCGGATCAGGTCCGTTTTGTCCTGGGCGGTGATGGCCATCACGCATCACCCATAGCGGTGCGGACCAGGGTCCAGACGCCCCAGCCGATGACGACCAGCGTGATGCCTATCGCCAGAGACCAAGCCAGGGCATGGACGAAGACCTGCAGAAAGAAATCCATCCAGATCATCAGGCGTCCGCCACATCGATGGTGACGGCGGTCCACTTCGACCGGGCGTCTTCGCGCTGATAGAAGCGCACGTGTTCCTTGGTGCCCTCGACGCGGATCGAATCCTTGATCGCCCGCATCGCCTGCTGCCACCGGTCGTCGGCGATCTCGTAGCGAAGCAGCCGGAACAGCTCGGCCCTGTTGATCAGACCCGCTTGGTCCGTGCGGAAGGCGTGGTGCACCAGCCCGCGCAGAACCGGGTCCTGGTCCGCTGCCAGCTCGGTCAGATAGGCGTCCACATTGGCCTTGGCGGCCTGCAGTTCGGGGCCGAAGGTCAGGCGCTCCTGGATCTGCAGGCGGACCTGCAGGGTGCCGTCATAAGAAGTGAGGCTGACATTGCCCTTCTCCCCACCGATCTTGGTTTTGTAGTCCTGCAAAAGCAGGTCCAGCAGGTCGGCCACGTCATCGAGCGTGTGCTGTTTGAAGCGGGCGATCTGGGCGCTCAGCTCCAAGGCGTGGCCCATGATCTTGCGGACCTGGTCGTCGATTACCTTGTCGGCGGCCTTCACCAGCTCCTCCGGGACCAAGGCCCCTTTGGCGTCGCGCCAGTAGAATTGATCCGCGACCGTCACCCGGCCAGCCAAAGCGATAGAAACGCGGGTGGTGTCGATGACGGGGGTGTCGAGACGAGCTGTCGGAGGTGCGGTATCGGTCATTGGAACAGTCCTTTGTTGGGGTCGCGGTAGTGGCGGGCGGCGTCTCGGCGGATGCGGGCGCGTTCGGTGATGGCGTCGTGGCCCCAGGGCCAGACGAAGAGCAGGTGTCTCCACCAGCGGATGAGGCGGGGTGGGCTGTCGGTCATGGTCGGCCTCCCTCGATGGCAGCGAAGTCGCCGTAGACGCGGGCTTTGCTGACGCCCGGAAGCTCGGCCAGGCGTTGGGCCGTCATCAATCCGGGGACGCGGCGGATCAGGGCGCGGATCTCGGGCTTCTGCCCCACGGCACAGGCCACGGCAGCGGCCATGCCCGCGTCGGTCAGGACAATGGCGGGTTCATCGCTGTCCAGCAGCGAGCTGCGCAGCGTCTTCAACCGCCCCCGCACACGGGTCATCAGCCCCCGGAAGTCCTCCTCGGTGAAGGTGTCGGTGCCGGCCCGGCGATGGATGGAGCCCAGATCGGCCAGCGCGTGGTCGATCAACTCCATGTCGGTTTCGGTTACGAATACTTCGGTCACTTGTTGTCCTCCCGAATGGCGGTTTTCTGGAGCTGGGCGCGGTGCGACCAGGCGTCCTGCAGGTGGCTGAGGGTGCGGGGTTCGTCGGTGATCTGGGCCAGGACCGTCGCCATCTTCAGCAGGTTGGTGACGGTGCGCAGGTGACCCGGCAGCTGGGCGACCTTCTGCAGGAAGGCGCGTTCGCGCGGGCCGCTCACAGCCCACGCATCGCACAGGACCTCGACGTCCTCGGGGTGTGGACGCTCATAGGCCTGGGCCCAGCTGACCCGGCTGTGCATCTGGGCGAACTCGGCCGAGCGACCGGACCCGCCCGCCACTCGCGTCATCACCGTCGGATTGCCGGCCAGGACCAGACCGCAGCCGAGGCTGTCGTGAAAGGCGCGCAGCTGGTCCAGCGAGTCGTCGGCCAGGTGCTGGGCTTCGTCGATGACGACACAGGCGCGCAGGCCACTCAGGCGGGCCTCGATGATATCGACCAGGGCGCTTGGCGTGCCCACCTTGCCAGTGGCACCGCAGGCCTTGGCGACCTGACGCAGCATCGGCGTCACCGAGCGGGTGGCCCGCGACATCGTGGCCAGGAAGGCGTTGGGCGTGGACGCCGTGTACTGTTTGAAGGTCGCGGTTTTTCCCAGGCCGGCCGACCCGACGATCAGCGCCATCTCGCCCGAGTGTGCCCAGCGCAGCTGCGCCGTCATCTCGCGGGCAGTCTTGGTGAAGCGGAAGGCGGGGGTCTCCACCTTCTCCACCGCCTCCTGGCGGCGGGCCTCTTCCGACAGGAAGAAGCGGTTGACCTTGTAGGCCACGCCCGCGTTGTCGCCCGTGTAGGTTCCCGAGGTCCACAGACCCAGGGTGCTGGAGCCGACGTCGCCGATCATGCGCGCCAAGTCCGGCCAGGACAGGCTGCGCTCGGCCTTCAACTCCGCCAGGGATTGACGCAGGGCGTCAATCTCCTCCTCGGTGAAGCTCTCTTTTCCTCGATCGATGTTCATGCTAGGCGGTTCCTTGCTGCTGCCAGCTGCTGAAGGGGCCAAGGCCCCGGCTATCAGGCCGCGAGGGGTGTCCGCCCCTCGCGGCCTTTCTCATTCCACGAGACGCAGGCGCTCCATGGCGGAAGCCAGACGTTCGTGGGTGGTCTTGGGGGTCGGCTTCGAAACGGCCCGTTCCTGGACGTCCTCCAGGGGTTTCAAGACGGCATTGCCGACCACGCGCACTGGTCGGATCACCGTCGGCACGGGGGTGTCGTCGGCATCGTCGGGCAGGTCCGGCATCATGTCGGCCAGCTGCGCGGCGGTCAGCAGCTCGAAGGCTGCGGACTGGGCCTTGGTGGTCTTGCGCAGGTTCGCTTCTTGGCGGGCGCGCGCATGGGCGGCACCGGTGTCGAGGAAGCCCGTCTTCTCCTGCAGCTCGGCCGAGGCCAGATAGCGCCCGTCAAGGCCATAGACGTGGACGTCGGAATGCAGGTTGTCGGGGTCGTAGCGCAGGATGACCTTCTGGCCGGCCAGGGCGCTCATCGCTGGCGACCACCAGACATTGCCGTAAGCCTTCAGCGAGCCGTCCTTGCGGTCGGCCGACACCACCTGCGACGCCAGTAGCGCCATGCGCAGCTGTTCGGGCGAGGCCTTGCCGATCGGGGCGCGAGCATAGGAAGCGGTAAAGACGTCGTCGAAACTCGACCGGCCCGCCGCCGTTTCCGTCGTGCGGTTCGGGCGGGCGTTGTGGGCGTCAATCCCGGCCTGAACGACGCGCTTGAACGTCTCCAGGTCGATGGCTTTCTCGCCATAGTTCTCCGGTTTCGCATCGACCTTGTTGCCGGTGTAGGCCCCTGCAAAGGCGGGGTGTTTCGCGACCGTGTCGCAGAGGTCTTTAAACGCCCGCTCGATGGGCTTTGATTGCCCCCTGAACGGTAACGCCCAGTGGATTTTGACACCTAGCGACGTCAGCAGACCGGTCGGTTCCTCGGCCTTGATCGAGAACCGGAAGCGGCTCTTGGCCCCGCCGGTGATCACTTTCGATGCGAAGGCGCGGCCGTTGTCCATCAGGCAGCCCTTTGGGATGCCCCAGTCGCGGAACAGGTCGGCAAAGGCCAGGCGGGTCAGCACGGAGGACTCGGTTTCGTCGATGCGCCAGGCCAGGAACTTGCGGCTGTAGATGTCCTGAATGGCCACCATCATGGGGCGGGCGACGTGCCCGTCAGGCCAGCGGACGAAGACGTCCCAGCGGTGGCCGTCGATGTTGACCAGTTCCAGGGCGTGAAGGTCTGCAACAGTCCGCTGCTGGGCGGGGACGGTGTTACGCAGGGCATCGACGCCATGACGCTTCAGGGTCACGACCGCCGCCGGGACTTCCTTTTCCAGCTTGCGCGCCAGCGTTTTCTGATGGGGCAGCTCCAGCCCGCGCGGCGCGCAATACTCCCGCAGGCAGCGCCAGTAGCAGCTGGCGAACGTCGGGCGCTCGGGGCGCAGATAGTCGGACAACAGATAGGACCAGGCTTGGCTATCGACGTCCGCTGTCTTGCCGCCGCCCTTCCGCTGCGGGGCCAGTACTGGCAAGCGATCAGAGGCGATCACACCAGCGACTAGCTTGCGCCATTCCCAAAGGGTGGCGGCACTCACCTTGGCCTGGCTGGCCACAACGGCGACGGACGCGGTCGTCGTCATGCCGGTCTGTTCCAGCGCCTCGACCTGGTCCAGTACGACCATCCGGCGGTGGGCCTCGGCCTTGATCGTTTCGCTCTGCTGATCGAACCAGCTCCAGATCTGGCCGCGCGGTGTGGCGGTGTCGCCGTCGTTGGCGGCCAGCCGTCCTGCCGAGCCGATCAGGCTGCGCTTCGCCAGCTCCGAAGAGGCGGCGGGCGGCAGGACCGCGACGTGATATTCGGTCGCCGCGCCACCCCGACCGACCCGATGACGGGACAGGGGCATGCCGGCGCGGTCAGTGCGCAGCGACCAGCGCTGGGCCTGGGCCGTTTCATTGATCTTGCGCTTGGCCGATGACAGGCCCGGCAGCTTCAGCTCGGCCAGCTCGGCCGCTGTGAACCAGACCTTGCCGTTCAGTCCGCTCAGGTCCGGGAGTGCGGCCTCGAACCCCTGGTCGGTGTGGATGCGTCCCCCCAGATCGAGCATCAGTGGCGACCTCCCCGCTGGATGGCGGGCGCGGCCTTCTTCAACTGTCGCTGTCGGGCCTGCAGGCGCTCGATCTGGGCCGAGACGTGGCCCAGCTCGACGGTCAGGACTTCCTCGCCGACGACCAGGGCACAGCCGATCTTGCGCAGAAGGGCTTCCAGCAGGTCATAACGACCGGTCGCCGCGACCAGGGCGAAGAACCGCCCAGCCGAGATATTGTGTTCCTCGCTGGTCTCCGACGAATACTTGTCCAGCATAGACTTGGAGACGTCCTGATCGAGCAGGCGACTGACGGCGGCGGCTACGTCGAACCGATCGCGGTCGTCTTCCTTCAGCATCAGGGCGACGGCCGAGGACAGCTGGCGGTCGATACCGGTCAACATGCCGTCGGAGGGGAGGGGGCGCGGAGAGAAATCCATGGCCGTCTGGCCGGGGTCGAACGCGGGCTTACGCTTGGACATGCAGCACCCCCACCAGCGTGTGTCTCGACAGGCCCCGCGCCTTCCAGTGGCTCGCCGAACCCATGGGCACGCCCAGGACCTCGGCCAGCCGCGTCCGCGTCTCCAGGCCGTTGGCGCGAACCACTTGGTCGATGTCGTCGCCGAACAGCCGCTCGCGCGGGTCGGGCAGTCGATAGCCTCTGGCCCTGATCCGACGCGCGATGTGGCGGGCACATCCGCCGCCGGTCTCGGCGTCGATCTGCGCGAACGTCAGTCCAGCAGCCAGGCCCTGGGCCACGACCCGTTGCCGGGCCGTCATGGGTTGAAGGCCCACGACACGGCGAACCTCTTTCACCGTGCGCCCCGTCTCGCGGGCGATCTCGCGCAGATCGTCACCGGCGGTGGCGCATTCTATCACCCAGGCGCGTTCGTCTTCATCCCAGGGCCGGGTCATTGGAGCGTGTCTCCACCCGTCTGGCCGGCCAGCACCCGATGGCATGTTGCCGACAGCTTTTCGTTGGCATCGACGGCGGCGTGGATCGTCAAGCCGGCCACGGCGAAAACCTCGCCGGTGTCGCTGTGCAGGCGCACGAAGACTTCGCCTCCCTTGCCGGGGATGAAGGAGACGCCGCTGGCGAACTGGACGCTCATGCCCGCGCTCCGATCGTCTCGCCGTCGATGATCAGGGTGATACCCGCTGGCATCGGCAGGTCGCGGATCAGGTCTTTCAGTTCCCTGGCCGACAGCCGGCCCCAGTTCCCCCGTATGGCCGAGACGGCCTTCTGGGCGGGCGACTTGACCGGGGCCTGTTTCATCGTGGCCAGGGCATCCGTGACACCCTTGGCTGTACCCTCGACCAGCAAGCCGGCAACGGCCCGCTGCTCGCCTTCTGGAAGGCGGGCCAGGGTCCGCAGCTGGGCGGCGTTGGCGGCAACCGGCAGATCGCGGACGGCGGCGATCACGTCTGGGCGCAGGCCTCGGTGCAGCTCCAGCGCGCGATAGATCGAGGCGCGGGACAGGCCGATCTTGTCCGCCACGTCATCGGCAAAGCCGAATGCGAATCTCACGATGCGACTCGCATCGTCTGCTTCCAGGCCGATCCGGTCAGCCCAGCGAGCTGTGGCGGCGACCGACTGCATGGACGTGCCCTCGGGGACACCGGCCCTGGCCTTTTGAAGTTCGACCAGCTCAGCGATGAATGCGGCCTGGTCGATCGGGGTCAGGCCCAGCTTGAACAGGTTTTCGCTGATCTCGCGCGCCCGACGCGCTGGGTCGATATAGGCATCGATAGTCGCCCAGCCGCTGGCCTTGGCTGCTGCCAAGCGATGACGACCCGTCGTCATCCCGAACCGGCCATCGGCCTTGGGGTAGATTTCGACAGGCTCTTCCTGATCGTCAGCCGCGAAGAGATCGACCAGGGCAGCCACCCAGCCCATGTCGAGCGGGCGAAGCCCACCCTCGGGGTCGATCAGATCGATGGGCACCTTGTAGGCGGTGCGGGCAACTTCGAACACTTGCGGCTCAGACATGTACGGCCACCGTCATGTCGGTCGCGGCGTCGATGCGAACGGCCCGGAAACCCGCCGCCGCCAAGGCCACGGCCAGCCTGTCGCGTTGGGCGTCGGGCAGGATGTCCAGAGCCTGACGGCTAGCCTCGACCTGCTCCAGGGTCAGGGCCGCTGCCGTCAGCGCATCGCGCTTCTGCTCATGCTTCGATTGCAGGCTGATGTTGGGGCGGTCATCCGGACGGCAGTCCAGGGCGGCGGTGCTGGCGGCGCGCCGGACTGCGACAAGCTGGGCGCGCAGAGTGACGGCGGCGAGGGAGCGACGGGCCATGTCTAGATGGCCTCGTGCGATAGACGGTGCGCTTGTGCACTTGTGCGAGTATCATCCCGGTTTGTGGACGACTCACCCGCTTCTGGGACGCTATGACGACGATCTGGGAACAGCTTATGAACCGGCTCTGCCATCGCCTCGGCTATGGCATTCTCCGTTTCCTTCGACGCGCGACCGCGCAGGACGTCACGCACCGAATCGCGGGGCAGATGCCGCGCGCTCTCGAAGCCGCGCAGCGATCCATACTGGGTCCGCAGCACCGCCTTGATCCGTTCACGTCTCGACTGTCTGGCCAACCGTGTTTCTCCCCTGGGACGAGAATCCCATTTCCGGGACGATAGTAGCCATATATGAGCCAGTCAACGGTTAACGATGACCATGAATGGGAAGCTACGTCCGAATTTGGCGTAAGGCTCCGTGAGGCCATGGGCGGCATGTCAGACACCACGCTGAGCAAGAGAGCGGACGTGCCGACCTCGACCCTCTCCCGGATCATGAAGGGCACCGCGCCCAGCCTGGCCAATGCCGTCAGGCTGTCCCAGGCCGTTGGGGCCGACCTGATTTGGCTCGCTACGGGACGAGGCGTTCCGAATGGTGCGGCAGGCGGCTACATCGATGTGCCTATCTATGACGTTCGCCTGGCCGCCGGGGTGGCCCAGTTCGCCGAGGCGGCCGAGCAGATCGGGGCCATGCCCTTTGATCGAGGAATGCTGCGCGACCTCGGTCGGACCTCGGCGGACGGCCTGGGCGTCTTCATCGGCGAGGGTGATTCGATGTTCCCCACGATCACCGACGGCGCTCGGGTGCTGGCCGACCTGAAGGACACGCGCATCAGGGACGGCGTGTTTGCCTTCCGGACCGGCGACGAACTGCGCATCAAGCGCCTGCGCCGCTTGATGGACGGCATCGAGATCCGCAGCGACAATGAAAAGCTCTATCCGCCCGAGCTACTGACCGGCGACGCCGCCGACGAACTGGTGGTCATCGGCCGCATCCTCTGGACGGGCACCGCAGTATGAGGAAGCTCGCCGCACTCCTGACTATAGGCCTTGCCTTTGCGGCATGCGGCTCGCCGCGTCCCGATCCAGAGACACCCGTCGCCCAGGAGGGCGGCCTGGTGGTCGAGTTCCAGCAGGTCCGTCTGCTGGAGGCCGTGGGCCCCACAGGCGAACCCGTGCCCTATGAGGACGGGTCACGCGCTGTCGTCATCGACTATGCGGTGGTGAACGAAGACGCCACGCCAGTTGCCGTTGCAGACCTGCCCGTCGTCCAGCTGTTCGATGGCCAGGGCGGAGCCTGGTCTGCCGACATGCAGTTCGTGCCTTCCGCTTCCGGAGAGATGACCAACGAGTGGCCGACCGAGGTCGCCGCCGGGGCGACCCTGCGCGCCTCTGCCGTCTTCACCATCGCCGCCGATTCCTGGGACCAGCCAGGGTGGGCAGCGGGCTGGCGCGGATCAGCTGCTGGCGAGAGAACCCCGCTTACCCCGGACATGACACCCGTCACGGCGGACTAG